CAGGCTCAGACAATATCGTGGTTTTTGAGCCACAAGGACCACAAGACGAAGCGTCTGCCAAACAAGCAACCGACTACTGTAACTGGGTTTTTAACCGAGATAACGAAGGTGTAGCCATTCTGCACGACTGGTTTAAAGATGCTTTGTTGCAGAAGAACGGCATCGTAAAAGCCTATTGGGAAGACAAAGAGGACATCACTAAAGAGCGTTACTTTAACTTGTCTGATGATGAGTTAGCCATGCTGATGAGCGATGAGAGTATGGAGATTGTCGAGCAAGATACGACAGAATTCCCGATATTTGACCCAATGGGACAGCCTGTTGTTGACCCTATGGGTATGCCAGTTATGGGTTCGACTCACAATGTCGTAGTCCAAAAGAAAAAGAAATCAGGCAAAGTTCGCATTGAGAATGTTCCTCCAGAGGAATTCTTGATTAGCAAGAAGGCTAGAACTATTGCTGACAGCCCATTCGTAGCCCATCGTCAAATGTTGACTCGTAGCACTTTGGTGGCTATGGGGTTCAACAAGAAGCAAGTTGAAGGCTTGCAAATGGACGATGCTCTAGCATATACACCAGAGCGTGTTGTTCGTTTCTCTGCGGGTGAGCAGCCTTACCAAGTTCAGACTGATGACCCATCTATGCAAGAGATTGAGGTCTTTGAGTGCTATGTCAAGACTGATATAGAGGGCAAAGGTATTGCTTCACTCGTCCAAGTGTTCTATGCCTCAAACGAGATTCTTGAGGATGAGAATGGCAAGGAAATGATTGAGGAAGTGGACTATGTGCCATTCCATTCAATCTGCCCTATTCCAATTCCGCACAAGTTCTTTGGCAACTCACTTGCTGACAGAACGACAGACTTACAGTTAATTAAAACGACTATCACTCGTCAAATGTTAGATAACTTATATCTGACAAACAACGCACGAGTTGTCGCTGTTGAAGGGCAGGTAAACCTTGACGACTTGCTTACATCTACTGCTGGTGGTGTTATTCGTGCTAAGTCTCAAGGCGCTGTACAACAACTTGTAGTCCAGAATGTAGCGGCTCAGGCTTTCCCAATGCTTCAGTACTTGGATACAGTCCAGTCTAAGCGTACTGGTGTATCTGATGCTTCTCAGGGCTTAGACCCATCTATCTTGCAGAATGTGACTGCTGCGGCTGTTGCGTCTATGCAACAAGCTGGCGCAGGTAAGATTGAACTAATGGCTCGAATCTTTGCTGAGACAGGCGTTAAGTCTCTGTTCCAAGGCATCTTGCATCTTCTCTGTAAGTATCAGGACAAGCCTCGTTTGGTTCGTATGCGTGGCGAATTCGTAGAGTTTGACCCTCGCACATGGGCTAACCAATACGATGTTTCAATCAATGTTGGTTTGGGTGCAGGTAACAGACAAGAACAAATGGCTATGCTGTCGATGGTTCTTGCCAAACAAGAGCAGTTGATTGCTCAGTATGGTCCTGCTAACCCTTATGTTAGCCCTGCACAGTATCGTGGCACTTTAGGTCGTATGGTTGAGATTGCTGGCTTTAAGGACTCTGCTGAGTTCTACAAGGCTATTACACCAGAGCAAGATCAGGCTTTGAGCAATCCTCCTCCACAAGAACAGCAAATGCCTCCAGAGGTTCAAGCGATCATGGCTAGAACACAGGCTGAGATACAAGCTAACCAAGCCAAAGCACAAGCTGACATTCAGTTGAAGCAACAGCAAATGCAGATTGACATGGAGATGGCTCAACAAAAGGCAGGGCTTGAAATGCAATTGATGCGTGAGAAAGAGGCTGCTAAGTTGATGCTTGAGCGTGAGAAACAACAGGCTTACTTTGCGATGAAACAGCAAGAGTTTGAGGTTGAGGCTCAATTGAAAGCAATGAAGGTAGGTGCTGGCATTACTAGCAATGTAGAAATTAAGGGCTAATCATGGCAATCAGAAACTTGATGCAAGATTCCATGTTGGAAGATGGCGGTATGTCGCTTGATGATCTGTTGATGCAGATTCAGCAGTTACAGCCTGTTTACCAAGAGCCTGTTTTTGTAGCGCCTGAGCCTGTGCAACAAGTGGCAGACGCACCAGTTGAGCAGTTGCAACCTGCAAAGCCAGTAGAAGAAACTAAGCCTTCAGCATCGGTTATTGATACGCTGACAAAGCAAATCTTAGGCTCTAGCGACACTTCTAAGTGGACTGGTGGCGTAGGTGCTGAACAAGCCGCTAAAGACATGGCTAAGATCATGGCTGGCATTGGCATCACAGACATTAGTCAGTTTGGCAAGATCACACAAACTGGCTTTCAAGAGGATGTCCGTCCTGATGGTCGTGGTGGTTATGTTGACCAACGAGGCAATCCTGTTGACCCTAACATTGTCCAAACAGGTTCTTATGAGACTGAAGGCGGTCGCATTGACTATGCTACTGCACCTATCGGAACTCAAGTAACTTACGGCAACAAAGAAACAAACCAAGCTGTACCGATTACATATAGTGAGCGTCAGACTGGTAACGCCTTTGGTGGTACTTTTGAGGGTAAAGGTAACACAGGCTATCGAGTTGATTTCGATGCTTCGGGCAAGCCTGTTTTCTATACGACTGGCGCTTCAAGCCGTGATGACATTGGTGTGTTTGCACCGATTATTGCTGCGGCTTTGACTCCTGTTCTCGGTCCTGCTGCCGCTTCATTGCTTGGACCAACAGCCTCAACACTAGCCACAAACGCACTAACTGGTGCTTTGGTCGGTGGTAGCACTTCAGCGATTACTGGCGACAGTATTGCAAAAGGTGCATTGCTTGGTGGTGCAGGTGGCGCTGTTGCAGATATTGTTAAGCCATATTTGCCATCTTTGCCAACACCAGAAGCACCAATAGACTTTGTTGGTGGGACTACTGAGCAGATCAATGATGCTTTGCAAAATCAGCTTGTCAAAGATTTAAAAGCCGCTGGCGTTACAAATGTTTCTGAGTTCATCAATAACATTGGTGGCAATGCCTCATCATTTGTTACCCCAGAGGTTACTCCTGTTGTTGAGCCAACAGTTGCACCAGTTGAGACTGTTCAAGTTTCAGCGCCTGTAGCAACTACGCCAACAGTCAATGAAATAATCAATGCAATTGTTGCCCAACAACCAATTCCAGAGGTGGTTGCTCCAGTAGAAACAGTACAAGTGACTGAGCCTACTGAGCCTGTGCAGACTACTACGCCAAGTGTTAATGAAATAATCAATTCGATTATTCAGCCTGTAGTAACAGAGCCTCCAGTTGTTGAGCCAACTCCTACACCAGTTGCGCCAATTGAAACTGTGCAAGTAACTGAGCCTGTTCAACCAACTGCACCGACTGTTAGCGAAGTAATCAATGCGATTGCTCAGATACCAGTTGAGCAACCTCCTGTTCAGCAAGTGCCAACCCCTGTGGAAGTGACCGCACCAAGAGAGCAAGTTAGTCCAGAGATTGTTAATGCTGTAAATGCACAGATTGCTGCTAATGTTGCTCAACAACCTGCGGTAGAGGTTACAGCGCCAAGAGAAGAAGCGCCTAAAGTAGAAACACCAACAACTGTTGAACAAGTTATTGCTTCAATAATCCCTGAGTTGGTAATGACTAGCCAAGCGCCTAAAGAGCCAGAGCAACCAATTCCAACGATTATTGCGCCTCCTATTCAAGAGACAGTCCCACAGATTACAACAATTGCTGAAAGACCAAGCACAATTACAAATGAGACAGAGCCAGCCCCTGTGATTGTTGCTCCTCCGATTACTGGAACAGTACCGCAAAAGACCTACACAGCCTCTGAGATCATTGACATGATTCGTTTGGGTATGTTGGGTGCAAGCGTATTAGGTGCTACAACTCAAGGGACTGGTCCTACTGGATTCCCGATTGTTCCTGTTCCAGAAGATTGGAAGTCTCCAACTTACACAAAAGACTTACCTACTGTTGCACCAACTCAGTTGCCTCCTATTGATTTTGGCAATCGTAATCTGTTGATTGGCACACAATGGGAGAAGTTCTTAGACCCTAACTATGGCAAAGTTCCTGCACCAATACAATTCAATCAGCCATCAGACATGAGTTACGATAGGTTAATGAGCATCTTAGGCACTAGCAGAGATGTTCTGCCAAGCCAAGTTCTCTCAATCAACGATGTAATTTCTGGAATACAAAACCAATATGGACAAACACCTACTGGCTCAATGGGCTAAGAATCTGTTAAATGATGACTTTTTCAAAGAAGTCATAGATAATTTGAAAAAAGAGCAGATTAGTGTGATAATTAACACAAATGCTAGTGAGATTGATAAACGAGAAGACGCTTATCGACACATTAGAACGATTGAATTGATTACAGGACACCTAGAAGGTTTAGCCTCGGAAACTGCGATCAGAGATAAGAAGTGGAAGATTTTGTAATTCTGTTGCGTAAAAGCAACACCGCAGTTCAGACGGATTCTGACGATTTTTGAGATGACAAATGGAAAACACCAACCCACAAGGGAGTGAAAGCCTAAATGTAAACCAAGCCGCTTCAGCGTTTGAGAGTTTAATGGGTGATTCAGAGGAAGCTGACAACAGCCAAGCCGAAGGTCAAACAGAGGAACTGCAAGCGGATGATGAAGTTGAGCAAGAGTATGTGGAGGAATCCGAGGAAATTGCGCCTAAGCCTAGATATAAAGTCAAGGCTGCTGGTGAGGAAATCGAGGTTGACGAAGATGAACTCATCAAAGGTTATCAACAAGGTGCGGACTACACTAAAAAGTCTCAGGCACTAGCTGAACAGCGTAAGGCTCTTGAAGCCGAGCGAGTTCATTTAGAGCAGGTGAAACAAGAGCGACAGGCTTATGCCCAGAAGTTGAAGGCTTTGGATAGCTTCCTAAGTCAGCAAAATCAGGGTGTGAACTTAGATGTTCTAAAGGAAACAGACCCCATTGGTTATGCCGTGGCGGTAGCTGAACAGAGTCAGCGTGAGAAGCAGTTAGCAGTAGTTAGAGCCGAACAGCAACGCCTTGCCCAACAGCAACAAGCCGAGCAACAAGCCTCTCTGCAAAACCATCTCCGTCAAGAGTCTGAGAAGCTAGTGAGTCTGATTCCTG